TCCACTTCATTCTAGAAAATAACCGTAAACTTACGATAAATCTTCAGTTTACTACATATTTTCTTCCACTTCATTCTAGAAAATAACCGTAAACTTACGATAAATCTTCAGTTTACTACATATTTTCCTTCGTAAATAGTGATGAACCTTTATTGTATTCTGGTTCTTTTCTATATAAAATTATAGTTACACGATTTTAATGAATTTATTATAAAATCTAAATAAAAAAAAATTGATTTTTTTTTTTATCTCTATTTAAAAAGATATTAAATATAATATATTATAGAACATTTATGAGCATTTCCCTTTCAACATCAACAACAACTGAGAGTAAAAACACAAATACTGTAGAGGGCGAAAGCCCGATCATCGAGATCCAAAATCTCGACCCAAAGTTTTTAAGTTTACGTAAATTAAAGTTTGATAAAAATAAACAACCTAAAACAGGATTTATTAACACTGAAAGAAATCCACCAATTGCTGTATATTTTCAATCATCAACCTTATCGGTTAATTTTGATCCAAAGTATTATGGTGAAGGTGATGAGAAAAAGTTTGTACCAGAAGAACAAAGACAATATCAAATTGTTGTACGTGCACATGGAGGTTCCTTAGAAGTATCACAAAATACAGAAAAATTAATAAAGTATTTAGAAGCAATTGTTGATAAAGCACTTATTTTTGGTATTGATAATTCAAAGGAAATTAATAAGAAGAAATATGATATTAATCAAAAAGAAATCTACAGAGATGCATTTTTTAGTAGTCCTCTTAAACAAGGAACTAAACCAGATGGGACATTGTATACATTACAATTTTCTTTAAAAATTATGAAGGATAGTAATAACAATCCAGATATAATTTTTTATTGTGGAAATGATAGTGAACCTACACAAATTCTTAATTGGCCACATTTTCAAAGTTTATGTCCTAAAAATACACCAGTTGATTGTGTTATTCAACCTGTTGTTAGTATAGTTAATTCTAAATTGTTTGTTACCTTACGATTAGTAATTGTAAGAGCACATCCTATTTTAAAAATGACTAAACCAACAACATTTAATTTCGCAAAAATATCTGTTGTTCCTAGTCAAGAACTTAAACAAGAATCTGTGCCAAAAATCAAGCAAGAAAATGTACCTGACCAAGAAAATGTACCTGATTCAGATAATTCTGAAGTAGAAGTAGATGTAGAAGATGATTAAAATTATTTCATGTATTTTCATTCGTAAACTCCGGAGTATAGCGATGAACCTTCATTGTATTCCGGTTCTTTTCTGTATTTTCTATAATCGTAAAAGTTCTAGTTTATATATTTATAAAAAATTTTCCAATAAATAATATACAGAAAAGAACCGAAATACAATGAAGTTTCATTTCTATACTCTTGAGTTTACGAAGGAAAAAACCTATATATTTATTTATAATGAAAAATTTTATAATATTATATATATATATATATGCCTGTTTATAATATTTATTTAAACTCACCTCAATTGGCATACAATGCAAACAAAAAAAAATATTATAAAAGTATAATTAAAAAAAACAATACACTTTCAAATAAAAAATTTACTCCTTATACACCATTATATTTCACAACAGGTTATAATTTAATATTTATATATCCAAATATTGCTAATATTCCGTATTAAGTTTTTTTATTCTTATTTTTTCACGAACATCTGAAAAATCAGAATCTATTAAACTTTTTAATGCCATTTTAAATTTATTATTATTTGATTCTTTTACAAATATATAATAATCTTTAGTATAAATAAACCATATACGTTTTTTATAATGGTTTGTTAATTCTATTATAGAGTTATCTTTAACTTCTTTTACATATCCATGTTTAATATTTAAATTACTTTTTTTAATATAAGATATATGTTTTTTAGGTTCAATATCACATAATTGATCATATTGAACATATTTATAATTTTCTAAATTTGTTTTATATTTATCTAAAACTTGTTCTAATTTTTTATTTTCCATTATAATATTCTATCAAATATATTTTTATTAAATTTCATCTGTATAATTAAAATCATATTTATTTTTACTAATAAAAGTAGCTTTACCAATAAGATTTAATTTTGTATTAAATATATTATTAGTTACTATACATAAATATACTAAACCTTTTTTAAGATCATTTACTTTTTTCATAATTGTATAAAATTTATCATTGTATACAATTGTATGGTAATTTTTATGTATTTCTGTAAATATTCCAACTTCTGTACATCCACTATCTGGATCTTCTTCATCGGGTTTATATACAGAATTACCGACAAGATAATACGTATCACCATTATTTGTAGTAATTTCTGCATCCATTTCTGCTTCTTCTTCTTCTTCGTCATTTAATGAAATAAATTCTGAATGAATACTAGCTATATCTTCATCTGAATGATGGCTAATTGTATCTGAATCTTCTGCATCTTTTGCATGTTCCTCAACTTTATGATTTTCACATTCATTAGATTCTTTACGTTCATTACGTTCAGTAACATTAGTAGAAACAGTTTTATCCTTTTTAACTTTCTTTGATTTTTTAGGTTTTATTTTTTTAGATATAGGTGATGCTAAATCATATAATTCATTTATTAATGAAATATCACCACTATTTAATATTAATAAAATTATATCATTTTCATTTTCAAATTCAAAACAATTATCTGGAACTTTTTTCTTTTTTTTTCGCATATTTTCAAAAAATTCATCTTTTAAATTTGCTAACCATTTTTTTTTATCAAAATTTGTTTGTGGTAATATATCTTTTTCAAAATTTTTAATTGGATTTTTACGGATTGTACGATGTATATGGCAAAAAGAATCACCATTTTGTGTAGTTTTAGAGCATCTAGAATAAGCAATTTTTTTTGTTTTTCCATTTATATCCTCTACAACAATACAAACCGGTATATTGTTTGATACATTTTTACATGCATCTCCATATGTATTTAATTTTACAGCTGCTTCACAATATTTTTTTTCATCGATTTTATTTTTTTCAGTATTAGAACCTATATTTTTAGTTTTAATTTTATTAACAAGTTGATTAATTACTTCTTTTTCTAATTCTGACATTTTTTCAGTTAATTTATAAGATAAATAAGTAGATTATAATAATTAAAAATCAATTTTTTTCTTTTATAAATAAACTGATAAATAAACTGATAAATATATATGTAAACAATATATAAAATTAAACTTTATTTTTATATATTGTTTTTACCATGATTAATAGCATTTTTTAAATTTTTATGAACCTTATTTTTAAATGATGTTATATTATTTGAATATTTATCATCCCATTCAATGGATTTAACTGCAAAACATTTATATATATTAATAGCATTGTCCATACCAACCTTACCTTTATTGTCAAACTGAATATTTGAAATAATATCCAGACTTTTTTCTGGAGTATTATTTTTAATAATATTTTTACATTTTTTTTGTAAGTCTGAGTAATTATCAATTTTCATTAATTATTTTTTTATATTCTTTTAGTAAAATAATGCATTAAAAAAAAAAAATCAATTTTTTTTAGATTTTACAATGAATATATTGGATGATTTATTCGTAGATAAAGAAAATAGTTTTTTACTTATTTGAACCAAAAAAACCAGTTAATGATTCATATGTATCATCTGTTTTATTCGTTTTTTCGTTTTTAGAGTTTTTATTAATATTTTTATTTAGTACTTTAATAATACTATTTTGTTTATTTTTTGTATAATATTGATATTGAAAATTTATTTTTTTTAAATAGTTAATGGGTATACATTTTAAACTATTAAATAATATATATTTTTGACCATTTAAAATATATTGGAATGTTTCGTTATCTGTATCAATATTATATTTTAATGGTTTATAATTATATTCAGTAGGATATATTTTTTCATAGTCTATATATTGTACTGTTTTTTTTAAATTATTCACTGATATATTCATTTTCCATATAGACGTATATTCTAAATTATCTTTTTTTATGTCAAATTTAATTTTTTTAAATGTTTTTAAAAAATCAGTTATAACATTATTTTTACAAATAAATATAATATTATTGTCATTATCTTCAATACATATCTTTTCAAATAATAATTTAAATTTTGTAAAACTATAATTATGTAATGAATGGATATCTATTGCATTTTTTTTAGTAAAATAGCTGTGAACCTTCATTTCAGCATATTTCCAATTAATTTTTGTGCTAAATTTTTTTATGTTATAAAATGAATTTTTTAAATCTAATATATTCCATTTTGTATCCCAATATTTATTAACTATTGTTGTTACGTTAGTTGTACTTTTACTGAATTTTTTTTTAAATTTATCTAATGTTGTTTCACTTTTAATATTTGTTTCATTCGACATATATGGCAATGGATATATAATAAAGTCATTAACTGTTTTATTTCTAAATAATATAAAAGATGATTCAATAGATTGATAATCGAGTGATGTATATACTTTTTTAGTTTTTTTAAATATTAAACTATTTTCTTCATTTTCTTGACACATATATAACTCTTTTATGCCAATTTTATCTAATCTAGATAAATCATTTTTTTTTATAATTTCATTTTTTATGTCATCTTCATTTGAATTTGAAAAAAAATTCAAAATGCTTTTTTTACTTGTTTTATGTTTTTTTAAAATAATATCGTTTATTGAATTAATTATATCATTTGTTGAAACTCCAGCACATATAAAATATATATTTTTTGTAATACTCATTATTATTAATAAAGAAAATAATTTCGTATATATTATAAATATTATATATATCATATATTATATAAATTAATGAATATTCATAAAAAAGTATCCGTTTATATAGAAATAGAACAGTTTAGTAATATAAAATATGAGTATAGTAAAGAAAGGAAAGAACTACTGATTGACAGAATTTTAGAAAAACCTTTTGTATATCCATATGCATATGGATTTATACCAAATACTTTAGCATCAGACAATGATGAAGTTGATGTATTAATAATTTCAAATGAAAAAATAGTTAATAATGAATATTATGATGTTTATATAATAGGTTCTCTTGTAATGGAAGACGAAAAAGGAATGGATGAAAAAATATTATGTGTATTTGAAAAAGATTATGAAAATATTAATGATATAAATGATTTAGACGAATCTATTAAGAATAATATTTATTCTTTTTTTAGTAATTATAAGAAAAATAGTATTGAAAAATGGTCTAAAGTTATTGGTTATATTAACAAAACTTTATCTATAAAGTTATATGAAAATTGTATAATTAAAAATGAAGTAAATGAAGATTTAATTATTACTGAACAAAAAGATCAAAAATTAATTGATAACGAATACGATGATCAAGAGTTAATCGAGCAAGAGTTAATTGATATGGAATGGGATAATACTAAAAAAATAGATCAAGAGTTAATTGATATGGAATGGGATAATACTAAAGAAATAGATCAAGAGTTAATTGATATGAAATGGGATAATACTAAAGAAATAGATCAAGAGTTAATTGATATGAAATGGGATAATACTAAAGAAATAGATCAAGAGTTAATTGATATGGATTTGGACAATATTAAAAAAATAGTATCAGAATCAAATAATGATAATGTATTTGATGATGAATTAAATAAAAATATAGTGAAAACTGTAAAAGGACAATTAAATTCATATAAAAAAAATATTTCTCAAGAAAAATTAAAAAATGAATAATGAATTTAAAATTTATTTCTAATCGGATACATATAACCATCATAATAAAAATAATTATTAAATCGTGGTTGGTAATATTTATCTATAAAATATGGAGTCCATGTTTGTATATTATATTTTGGTTTAGTAAAATAGTATTGGTTAAATTCTGGATTTTCTATATAAAAATGTTCGTTTGATATATTTATAATATAAAATAAACTATAAATTATAATACAACATAATAAAATTATTATACTATTTTTCATTTATATATTTATCATCCATTATTTTTCCAGAATTTAATGTAATAACTCTATTAACAATAGATAATAAATATTTATCATGAGTAATTAAAATAACTGTTTTATTACTACTTATCTCTTTAATTGAATTAATTACATTTTCTGTATTTTCTTTGTCAATTGCTGTAGTAGGTTCATCTAATATAATAATTTTATTATCATTTAAAATATTTCTTAAAATATGTATTATTTGTCTTTGTCCTCCAGATAAATTATTCCCTTCTATTCCACAATTTGTTTCATAACCATTTTTTAAATTTTTAAAAATATTATCTACATTTATTTTTTTACATATATTTATAACATCATCTTTAGTTGCATTATTACCATATTGTATGTTTTCATAAATTGACATATTAAATAATTTACTATTTTGAGATACATATCCAATCTGTTTTCTTAAATCACTTAAATCAAAACTATTTATATCTTTATTATCAATAAATATAGTACTATCATCTATTTTATAATAACCCATTATTAATTTAATTAATGTAGACTTACCATTACCAGATGGTCCCACTATTGCAATTCTTTCATTATCTTTTATTGTTAAATAAAAATTTGTAAATAATTTTTCATTTTTATTATACCCAAAATTTAAATTATTAATTACAATATTTCCATTATTTATTTTTAATAATGGTTTTTCAACCTTATTTTTATATTCTAAATCAGTATTATAAATATCTTTTATAAAATTATCAACTGCAATTAATGCTCCATAATGAGATATAATTTCAGGCATTGATAAATTAATATTTGATAAACACGGTATATAATATATTACAGTAATAAATATTGCAATTAAATTTGTTAAACTTAAATCTTTTTTCATAAATAAATATGTTACAAAACCATTCAATAAAATAAAAACAATTATCATTCCAATACTTGAATAAATATTAACGTTTGATAAACATAATAAATTTTCTTTATATTTTTTTGTATATTTATTTATATCAGTTTCATATTTATTTATTTCATTATTTAAATTTCCACTTGAATATATAGATACACTATTTGATAATTTATCTTGTAATATTTGATTATTATTCTCAAATATAGTATGTCTTTTATTTGATAAATGTATACATGAAAAAAAATTTGTAAGGTTAAATGAATAAAAAATAATTAATATAATAACTGAAACTAAACCTAATTTCCAATTTAAATAAAAAAAATATATATTTATTAATATTATTGTTACTATTTTTGGAAATATCCATACTAAAAAATCCGTCATAAATTGTTTTAAATGAGCAGGAATTAATGATAATCTTGTAATTATTTTTGCTATTTCTAATTCTTCTGAACTATTTTCATATTTTTTTAATATATTTTTAAATATATAATTAATAATAAAATGATTCATTTCAGGTATAATATAAGACTCTTGATATACAGTTATACAATTTGATGCATATACAATAATTTGTAAAATTATAATTATTAATAAATATTTTATAAAAACATTTATATTAGTATTTTCTTTTAATGTATCAAAAAAATGACTATATATTTGTGGTAATGCAATAGATTCTAATGGATAAGATAATATTGTAAAAATTATATAAATAATAGATGTTAATTTATAATCTTTAATAAATTCTATAAATAATTTAAATATATACATTATATAAAATATATATAAAAAAAAAATTGTAATAAATATATAATAATATGTTTATACCCAATGGAGGAAAAAGATTGTCTCAGTCAGATTATGAAAGACCAACTAAAACAATTACAGAAACAATACAAACAAAAAAAGATATTGAAGAACAATTGATAAATTTTGAAGAAATACCAAATGATGATTTATGTTATGTAAATTTAAATACACAACTTAAATATATTAGTTATGATAAAAAAAATAAAAAAGAATTATTTCGTTTTGGAGGCTTATTGTTAAAGGTTGAAAAAGAATATGTTGTATTAGCAGGTAAAGATGGAATGAGATTTTCAGCACAAAGATATACTAAAAATGATAAAGGAGACATTTTACATACTACACGTTTTTTTAAAAAAATGAAAGATGTTGATGTAGTAAAAACACAATATACAGATAAAATTGATGAAAAAGATGAAGAACTTGCTAAACAACAAATGGTAATTGAACAACAAAAAGCTCAAATTATGGCAATGAAAAAAAAAATGGCTAAATTAATGAAATAAAATTAATCACCTAATATTGAACCACTGCAATTTATAAATTTTGCCATTCCATAAAATGATAATATATCTAGTAAATTTATTTTTTGCTGTTCTTTATTTATTTTCCCATCTGATAAAAAATCTATCCATTCATCAAATATAATGTTTTGATCATATTTTTTTATGTTGTTGATGCTATTAGTTATTAATAATTGTTTTTCTATTATATCTAAATTTACAAAATAATCAAATAATTGAATAAATGATTTGCAATTATTAAATATAAAAGCATTTTTTTTATTAATATAAAGATTATCTGTTATTTCAGATTCTTTTATAAAAATTGGTATTCCTGTTGCTCCAGCTTCCATTGGTGTTTTACCAAATGTTTCAGACATACTAGTAAATATAAATATTCTATTTGTTAATGTTTGATAAATAGTATTTATTTCAGTTGCTTCTTTTGAACCAAGAAATATTATTTTTGTTTTAATTTTTTTAAATTTAATATCAATTATATCTTTTAAATTATCTGTAAATGGACCATTGCCAATTATATTTAAATTAAAATTATATTTATCATTTAATTCTAAACAACATTCTAATATTTCTTCTATATTTTTTTCTTTAGATATTCTACCACAATATATTAAATTGTATAAAGTATTTTCAATATTTTCATATAAATCTATTTTATAATTTTTAAAAATATTAAGATTAACTTCATTTGCATTAAATATATTATCTGTATATTTTACGTATTTTTGTTTCATTCTTTCACCTGTAACAATAATTCCATTAAAATATTTTTTTTCTAAATAATGATTTAAATGATTTAAAATAGAAGTAAAATTATATTTCGAATATATATTTTCACCATAATATAAATAATCTGTATGCATTGTAGGATATAATTTAATATTATTATGTTTATTTTTTAATTTTTTTAATATTTCATACATCCAAATAAATTCACCATTAAATATAATTATTTCATTGCCATCATTTATATATTTATTTAATTTATCAAAAGTAATAATTGGAATTTTTATCTCTTTATAAAAAGGAATATTTAATCCATTTACTTTACATATTGTTAAATTATCTCTTTTTTCTAATTTACTTATTAATGTTTTATCTTTAAATGTAGTTATTAGTATAATATCATATGATAAATTTATTAAAAAATGAATAAATTTAAAATATTTTGTTGATACACCATTTATAGATTCATAAATATTAGGTAATATAAATATTATTCTTAATTTAGTCATATCTTATTTAATTATTATATTTTTTTATTCAAACGACAACTCAATAAATTCTTTTTTTTTAATTCCATTATTTTTTATAAATATATTTAAATAATATTCTTTATGTTCTGTAAATGAATAGTTTATAATATATTTTTCTTCATTCATTTTTGATATTTTCTCAGTAAATAATAACATTTCATAATTATTTTCTAATGTAATATCATATATATTTGATTTTTTTGATTTTATTTTTTTTTTTATTATTTTAGTATCAAATGAATGATCTATATATAATATATTTTTCAATAAGTTTAGATGAATATAAAATAAATTATCTTTTTGCTCACTTATTTTATTCATATTTTCAATATTTAAAATTTCATTCGAAAATATAATAAATATATCAATATTATTATTATCTATTTTTAATAAATTATATTTGAATATAATAGGTATAGAAATATTACGTATTTCATTAAAATTTATTAATAATTTTTTAGATAACATTATTTGTGATGGTTCTGATTCTACTATTTTTAATATACCTTTATCAATTACATATGGTTTTTTATTACATAAATAATTAATTGTCCATGTAGTTTCTGAAAACCATTCTGGTTTAAAAGATACAGATTGACAATAATAATTTTCACATATGAAGTTTTTATAATTTATATTACCCATATAATTATATAATCAAAATATTAAAAAAATTATCCGTATAAAGATTTAGCATAAGTTAACGAAGAAAAATATTGATATATATTATAAAAATGATAAATAAAAATAAATTTACATTTCCTTTTGATACATGTGAAAAACCTAAAAGCACATTTTTTGCACAACCTTATTCATTTACAATAAATTGTATATCTATATTTATTGTACTATATTTTTTATTTAAAACTAAAACATTACATGGTTTTATTTTATTTTTTATGTTATTACTATTTGATTTATCACATACATTTTCTCATTTTATACATATAGAACCTGGCGTTCAAATAACATTAGTTCATGTTTTAGCATATTTTTTAAATTTTAGTTTTTTCTATGCACTTTATAAATATACAAAAAAATTACCATCTATATCTTTGATTATTTTTTTAATAATAATATTATCATTTGATATTTATGCATATTTTAATCTTTCTTTATTATATTATTTATTTACACAAATTATATTTTTCTTTTCAATTTTTATTTATTATTACGGTTCATTATCAAAATATATGAAACGTAACTTAAATATATTGTTAATTATAATAGGTATAATTTATATTGGTTTTATAAATGAAGTATATAATTGTAAAAAAATGTTGGAAAAATTTCCTAATTTTCCATTTCATGCAATAATTGAATTTCTTATATTAATTTCAATATATATATTTTCTATTACTTTTTATAACATATAAAGGAAAACATAAACTTAGATTAAGTTTAAGAAGGAAAAGAAAGTTCATAAGAAAATATATTTCTTAATCTAATATGTGAGTGCAACAACCGTATTTATGTAACTATATATATTTTTTGTTGGAACTTGAACAGTAGATATTGTAAAATAAGGACTATTGCCCATTTTTACTTTTTTAGTTACATTATAATAATTTCCTTTATAAACAAATATATAAACAAATCTAGATGTATCACCTCTTGGAATTTGAAAAACACAATTGCGTCTCATATTATTATTTAATATTGAAATAGATTAAAAAAAAATATTATTTATTAATATAAATGAATAAAATTTCAAAATTTATTTTAAAAAATTTAGGGAAAATAACATTATTTATTCCTTTTTTTTTTGGAACAAATGATATATCAATAATTATTGTTATTATATTATTATTACTAATATACTTTAAAAAATCAAATTTTACAATAAAAAAAATTATACAAAATTTAAAGGAAAATGAAGCAACTAACAATAATAAATCTGATAATGAAGATTTTGAATTAAATATTAATCAAGAAATAAAAGAAGAACCCATTAAAGAAGAAATTATTAAGGAAGAATCAATAAAAGAATTAAAGGAAAATATTAAATTAAATTTAAAAAAAAATACTAAAGATAAAATAGATATTGAAAATAGTATAAATCCATATCCAAATAAAAAAAAATATATAAAACTAAATTATACAGAACCTTTAGATAATTATGATTTTGTATTAGATATTAATAATTCTATATGTTCAACTCCAATGTTTAATATGAGAACATATGAAGATATTGATTTTTATTATAATTTTATTATACATGATTATGATACAAAAAAACTTCATGATCTTATAATGTGTAAAGATATTCATCAATGGATGTCTAACTCATCTTTATCTGATAGTGATATTTCAAATGAATTAGTTCCAATTTACTTTTGTTTAAAGAATGAAAAAATTAATGTATATGAATATTTGAAAGTATTTATTAATTCAAATGGTGAAGAAAAAATAGCATTTGTTCAAAAAGGTAATGACTATACAATTATTGAAAAATATATTGAAAAATTAATTGAGAAAAATATTATAGAAGATTTATTATCAGGTAAACTATATACAAGTTATAATTTATCAATAAATGATGGTGTTTCTACATTTTTAACTAAATTTTTATCATTAGTATTAATATCTGAAAATTTTATTGGTGAAAAAATTAAATTGGATATTGAAAATTATCATGAAAATAAATCAACATATCAATATCTTCTCAATACTCTTAATGAAGATTCATCTGTTTTCAATACAAATATATAACATAATAAGGAGAATTTATATAAAAAAAATATAATAAATATATAATGAATTTATCAAAAAATAACAAGAATAAAATTAAAGATTCATTAATATTTTCTGAAGAAAATAATTCAAATAAAAATAAAGAAAATATTATGGATTTATCTGAACATTGTATAGATGAAGAACTATTTTCATCTGAACATAATATAGATGAAGAACTATTTTTGAAAGAAAATATAGTAACAAAATACACTGTGAAATTTTGTGTATTTTTAGGTAGAGAAAAGAATATTTTAATTTTGCACTCGTATATTGAAATGGCAATAAAATTAAACATAATAGACCAATATCACATGTTTAATTTTGCTAAATTAATAAATGATAATTCATTTATATTAAATGAATATGAAAGATTAAATATATTATATCCCAATAAAATATTTATACATAATAGTAAAGAAAATTTAGAATTAATTAACAGTAAAAGAAAAAAAATAGATTGGAATCCATTTTATAAATATATTTCAACTAATTCTAATGAAAATGATATTATTATTAAATGTGATGATGATATACTATTTATAGATATATACTCTTTAAAAAATGCGATTGAAGATAGATTTAACGATAAAATATCTTTTTTAATACATTCTAATTGTATAAACAATGGTGTATGTACATATTATCAAAGTCATTTATTTCCTAAATTAAATAATGAATTAAATAATTATCCGATAGGTGGAATATTGGGTGTAATTTTTGAAAAACCTGAAATATCATATGCTATTCATAATCAATTTTCAACTGATATATTATCAAATATAAATAATTTAAATAAATATTTAATAGAAGATGTTTATATAAATACCCGTATATCTATAAATTTTGTTTTAATAAATGGTTCAGATGCTAAATATTTAGATAATATTACAACTGATGATGAATATATGTTAAGTAGTTTTATACCTGAAAAATTGTGTAGACCAAATAAGATAAAAGGAAACTTTATTACATCGCATCTATCTTATTCTTTCCAAGATAAAATAATATTAAATAGAAAAGATATATATAATAATTATTTTATAATAAAAAATAAGTTTATAAAAAATTTATCTGATAATGTGAAAGATGAAATTAACAATAATTTTAACATAAAACCATATTTATTAAAATGTCATAAAATAAATGATGATATTTTTAAAATATTAAATTGGTATAAACCATATCATTATTATATCAAAAATATAAATAATAATAAATATATATCAATTGATTATGAAAATGATCAATTTATATTAGATAATGATAAGAAAACTTTTTTTAATATATTTGAAAATAATAATACAATAAAAAATAAAGGTTTATTACCAAAATGTATAGATGACAAAATAGTAAAAATTAATTTAGGTATATATTATTTTACAAGATACAATTGTATAGGTAAGTTTAGAAACGAAAATATATTTTTAAAATATTTTAATGATGAAAGAGAAAAAGATATATTAAAAGAGGATTTTAATAAATTAGATAATTCATTTTTATTGAAGTTTATTAAATATAATTGTTATTTAGGTATTAATGAAAAAAATAGTAATTTACTAGATGTTTGTATGAATAAAAATAACAGATGGACTTTTGAAAAAGCAAAAAATGATAATAAATATATTAATTGTATACGATTTATAAGAAATAATAAATTTTATTATAAAAATGTCGATACTAATGAAATTTATACAAATTATTATATGGGATGGGGTATGGAAAATGTTTTATATTAAAGACAATATGTAATAAATTAGAGATTTAGTTATTATTATTATTTTCATAAAAATGTTTAAAATTTCAAAGAAATATTTATTATAAAAATATGTTTTTTTATAATAAATGACATATAATATAGATATAATTAATTTATTTCTAAACAAGTTTATTAATAAT